AAGGCCCGGCACCTGTTCGTGGCCGTGCTGACGCTGACCTACGCGGTCGTGAGGTGAAGAAAATGAACAACGTCCTGATGCGCAAGATTGACGTGACGGCCGAGTTCGCGGCCCTCGCCAGCGAGAAGACCGTGGCCAGCGTGACGATCTCCTGCCCGCCCACCAACGCCGGCAACGTGACCTTCAAGGGCGACACCGGCGACGAGGTGCCGTGGGTGCCCGGGGAGTGGCACACCTTCCAGCGCATCGACCTGGCCGAGATCGAGATCAAGGGCACGCCGGGCGACGTGGTCACCATCGTCGGGGGGACCTGGTAATGCCCTACCGGACCGTCGGAATCCAGGCCGTTGTTGACGACGCCGAGCCCCAACTCGGCGGCGACCTCGATGTAAACGGCAAGAAAATCACGTCGGCGAGCAACGCCGACGTGACCATCGAACCCCACGGCACGGGAGCCCTCCTCGCGAAGTCGGGCGGCAACGCTCGCGGCGACTGCGCGGTGGACCTCGGCAGGGCGCGAGCAGCGGATACCGACGTGGCCAGCGGTGACTACGCGACCATCGGCGGTGGGCGTTCGAACACCGTCAGTGGCGCCAACAGCGTAATCGCGGGCGGGTACGAAAACGACGCGACGGGAGCGAGCTGTGGAGTGGGCGGGGGGCGAGGCGCCAAGGCCCAAGCCAACTATGCGTGGGCGATGGGGTTCTCCCTGGCGGCACAGGCCTCCTACGCTCGTGCTACCGGTAACAAGGCCGTTGCCAGGCTTGAGGGTGAAGACGCGTGGTCCGGCGTCGGTGACACGTACGACGTGCAGCGGTCGTGGTTCCAGCAGCACGGCGAAGTCGTTTACAACAGTGGTACTCCCCAGGAGATCACCGCTCCGGAGCGGCTGGTGTTTGAGAACGGGTACACGTATTTCGTCCGGACGCGGGTCGTAATCGGCACTGTGAATAACGCCTACTTAGCGGACTACGAAACGCTCGTCCGGTACACGGGCGGTTCGCTGGTCGTAGTTGATTCTCATTCGGTTCGCACGGCGGGTGACGGGGCCGGCGTCAGCCTGAACGTTGACACCACTACGCACAAGGCCCTGGAGGTCAGCGCCTACGCCAGCAACAGCGGCGACCACTGCCCGGTTCACGTGCTGCACGAAATCCTCCGAGTCAAGAACGGGTATGCCTGCGGCTGTTAAGGAGACTGAAATGCTAACGGACGTGCCGGAACCACAGTTGACGAAGGCCGAGCGGGACGCCCTGACGATTCGGCAGGTGATGGCCGACCTGACGGGGCACGCCTCGCACGCCCTGACGCGGATTCGTCAACTGGTCGAGGACCCGGCGCACCGCCAGGCCGTTGTGGGTGAACTCGGCCCGGCCGACGCCCAGGCCCTGCGCGACGCGTTCGCCGGCTACCGCGCGGGGGTGCAGGCGGCCCGCGAGGTGGACGTTGGAGACCTGGAAGCGTGATTTCGCCAGAGAGAATCGCGGCCGGGGTACTGACGTACCCGTGTGGTCACTGTCGGCCGGAGATCGTCGCCTGGCTCACGCGGTCGGGCATCGGTCTCGGCCGCGTCCGCTTTCTCAATCAGGAGGGTCTGGCTCGGGCCCCGAACGACCTGCTCGTCGCCCTGCTGGCCGAAGGCCGGGAATGGATGTTCGTCGTCGAGCGCGACATCGTGCCGGTCGAGATGGCCGCCTGGTGGCAGGCCGAGGGCGACGTCGTGGGCGTCCGGTATCCGCACTCGACAGGGGACCCGGAACACACGCAGCACATGTGGGAGCCGTGGGAGTCCGGTCCGGCCTGGCACCGGGGCCTCTGGCTGGTGCATCGCCGCGTTCTGGAAACGGTGCCCCGGCCCTGGTTCCCGGCACGTCCCCGGCGGGGCTGTCGGTGCAGAGACTTCGCTGAGGAGGCCAGGCGCAACGGGTTTTCGGTCCTGACCGCCGGCCGGGCCGATCACGCGGAGTGTCCCATAGCGTAACCCGAAAGGAGGAGATCGATGCCGCCAAACGTACGCAGAGGAATCGACGCCGCCCTGTACCGCAACCTCGGCACCTACGCCGCGCCCAACTGGAGCGAGGTCGGCAACCTGCGCGATGTCACCTTCGGCATGGAGAAGGACGAGGCGGACGCCACCACCCGTGAGAACAACGGGTGGGCCGCGTCGGTCGGCACGCTGAAGAAGGGCAGCATCGACGGCCAACTGACCGTCAAGAAGACGGCCGACGCGCATTTCGACGCATTCCGCGACTCGTTCTTCAACTCGACGCCCATCGAGCTGGTGATCCTGAACGGGCCCATCGACGAGGTCGGGGTCCGCGGCATCCGGGCGACGTTCGAGGTGATGTCGTTCAGCGAGAATCAGCCGATGAGTGACATCCAGACCGCCGACGTGTCGCTGAAGGTCGCTCCGTCCGATCACGCACCCGAAGAGTACACGGTCTCCTGATCATGGCAACCTTCGCTGATGCCGCCGGCCGCGAGTGGGTGATCGACATCGACGTGAACGCCCTGCGCCGTGTCCGCAAGCGGCTTGACCTGAAACTCATGGACGTGATCGGCGGCGAGACGCTCGACCGCCTGGCCGACGATCCGGTGCTCCTGGTGGACACGCTCTACGTCCTCTGCCAGGAGCAGGCCGAACGCGACGGCGTGTCGGATGAGGAGTTCGGCCGGGCCCTGCGCGGCGACGTGCTCGATGCGGCCGTGTCGGCGCTGCTGGAGGCCCTGACGGATTTTTGCCCGAGCCGCAAGAGGGACCTCTTGCGGCGGCTGATCGCCAAGGGCGGGGAGGCGGAGAGTCGGATCCTGGCGAAGGCGGAGGAACTCCTGGCGAGCGGGAAGATCGACCGGCTGGTGAACGAATCCCTCTCGCCGAGGCCATCCCCCGTCTTGCCGGACTCGTCGGAGTCGATCCCGGCCCCCTGACACTCCGCGAACTGGTGGAGATGGCAAAGGGTCGGATGGGGCCGGAGAAAGTCCGGTCCTGGCAGGCCGCAACGCTCATCGCCCTGCTCGCGAACGTGCATCGCGATCCGAGGAAGAGCCGGAAGTACCGGGCCGAGGACTTTGACCCGTACGACGCCAAACCCCGCCGGCAGGCAGGCGTCAAGGTGACCGCGGAGAACTGGGACTGGTTCGTGAAGGCCTTTACACCTCGTGCTTCGCAGCGAAGCGCTGCTACTACTCTGCGAAGCACGAGTTCGCAGAGTAGTAAAGGAGGCAGACGATGCAGCGGATAGCGATGCTTGTGGTTTTTCTTGCCGTGCTCCTGGCCGGTTGTCACGGCGGCCTGTGGTTCGATCCGGACGACCCGGCGAGCGTCGACCTGGCGGCCGGCGACCTGAAGGCCACGATGGCCATCGCGGCCGACGCCCTGCTTACGAGCGAAGAGGCGACGGTGGCCGAGGCCGAGCGGATCGCCAGCATCTTCGAGGCCACCGCCACGGCCATGCGCGACCATGACCCCGAGGTGGCCCGGCAGGTGGTCAACCTGATCCTTGCCGACCTGATCGACGAGCCGCGGACCCTGGCCCTGTACCAGCGGCTGAACACCCGCGTGATGCAGCGGATCGACGCCCATCTTCAAGCCATGGACCTGGCCGACGACGACGAAATCGCCGTGGGCGTGGCGCGTCAACTGATCATCGCGGCGCTCGAGGGCGTCGCGGAAGGGGCACGCGACTATGCGAGAGCGCCACCTGACGAAGCCTGCCCGCCGGCCGGCAGGCGGGGATGAACTCCGGTCCGAAATCCAGGCCAACATCGACGCGATGATCGGCCTGGAGAAGCGGGCAGTCCGGTACAACGACCTCAAGCGCGAGGAACGCGAGTTCTTCTGGTTGCTGCTCATGGATCTGGCGGCCGTTCTGTTGCCGGAGGCGGGCCTGGCCGGCCGGGTGGCCTGGCGGCTTCTGCAGCGTGCCGACCGCCGCCTGAACACACCTCGTGTTTCGCAGCGAAGCGCTGCTTCGCAGAGTAGGAAAGGAGACTGATATGGACGCCGTGCTCGACGCGATCTGGACCTTCCTCAACAGCCCGCTCGGCATCACGGCGGTCGCTGCTGTGGTGCTGTACCTCTTGAAGCGGGCCCGCGAGCGGTATCCGGCCTGGATGGACTGGGAAGGGTCCATCATCGAGGCCGTCAAACTCGCCGAGAAGAACATCCCCGACGACGCCGAAAATAAGAGTCTGCGACGGTTCAACGATGCCTTGGTCTACGTGCTCAAGGTCTACCAGGAGGCCAACGGCAAGATGCCTTCCGAGCAGGAACGGCGTGAGATCGAGGAAGGCATCCGTCTCAAGCACGCCGAGCTCGAGGCCACGGGAGCGCTGGACAAGGCTGCGTGAGGCGACACAATGCCGCGCGGACTCGGCCTTCGTATCGGTGTCGACACCTCGATGTTCTTTAGCACCCGCGCCGTCCGTCAGGCCGTGGACCGAGCGAAGCGGCGAGTCCTGATTCAGCAGGGGGCGTATCTTCGTAAGGTCGCCCAGCACCTGATCCACCGCCGGCGTGGGGCGGCCCGGCCGGGCAACCCGCCCCACTCCCACGCCGGCCTTCTCCGCGACCAGCTCTTCTACGGCTATGACCGGGCGGTCGAGTCGGTGGTCGTCGGCCCTCGGATCTTCAACCGGCGTGACATACCGGGCCTGCTCGAATTCGGCGGGCCCCATGTACGGCCTGGCCGGATACCGCCTGCTTGTCCTGGGATGGGCACCGCC